TTGCTTGCTTTGTTTCCCTCTCTATGTGTTTGTTCTATCTGGTGTGTATATTGGGGTTTTCTTGTTATTGGGTGGGGTGTTGCATAGTAACATTGGTGGGGTTAGTGTGCGGGGTTGGGGTTAGTGTCAGCTGTTCGGTTGTTCCGAACACGTGGAACCCGTAGGAAAGTTATGGGTTTTGGGGTTTCTTTTCTTTTTGTGGGTGGAAAGTATCTCTGTAGTGTTGTAGGTGTTTGCTGCCCCATAGTCTTCCTGCGGGGTCTAGGTAGAGTTCTTCGCCGCATTCGCAGGTCCAGCTTGGCATTCCCTCGGGGCGTATGCCTTGTGACTTGTTGCACTTGGGGCAGAATACTTCGTACACGGGGACGAAGTTGGGGTCCCGGTCCAGGTTCATCTTTAGCCAGCTTGCGACCGTGCTGTATTTTTCTGTGCTATCTGTCATTGTGTTCTCCTGTATCTAGTATCATTTCGCTCGGTGTCCCTTTCCTTAATACTATTATATGTGATTGGGGTGTGTGTCCAGTGTTTGGAATCGTCTGGGACGTGGCCGGCCCGAACGTATTTGGCTGCGTGTGTTTGGAATTGGTCTAGCCTGAATATCTCATTTACGCGGACTACAATCCCCTCTTGTGTTTGTGGGTTGAGGCGTTTGGCTATGTCCTTGGCTATACTGGTTTTGTAGATACCCCCATACAGTAATGGTACACTGGAGAGTCCAAGGTATTCCATAATTAGACCAGCGTTGTAGTCATTCAGGCATGTGTTCTCATGCCAAACCGAATGCACCAGAAACAATGACAATAGGTTCCTGTATTCTATGCTGTGGGCGGCTACCATAGATTCACCGCATCATAACGCCGAGCCTCATACTCCTTAATCTTCGCGAGTAGTGCATCGTTTTCATCCATCAGCAGCTTCAGCTCACTTGCCATCGCCTCAACTTTCATCGCAATGTCCTAAGTACCAAATCGTAAACGCAGTAGTCAATAGAATACAGGTTGCAAATAGAGCAAATCAGTAACGGAAGAGCGAAACAAAGTATTACCATGGAAACTACAATCCCTGTAAAACTAGTCTTCTCATCTTGCACCCACTCTGTGAACCCAGGGGCATCACTTTTGTTTCTGTATAACGGGCGAGTCATCTTTAATACTGCCGCAGCCACGACAATTAGTAACACTGCAGCAACAATCGAAAAGATGTTTGTATACAGTACCCGCTGATATGCAGCTTGATAAATAGGCTGCGATACCTCTTTAATAACCTCTAGGTACGCTTGTAACGTTTCTGGATTCATATTTATACCCCTGTCATGCTTTCTGGTAACGAAATATTCTGTTTGGATTCAAGCAGGTACTCTATTATTAACCGCTGCGCATCCCGTATCATCTCTACGGCTTCCTCAATTGTGTCCCCCTGACTCATACACCCAGGGAGTTCAGGCAATTGTATGAAATACCCACAGTCCTCATCGGGAATAATAAGTATCTTGTACGGCAACGCCATGTAGTCATCTATAGTCTTGTCTTTCATCTTTCTGAAATTACCTTTACCAATACAAGCACAAGTCCATTCCCGACGTCTATGGAAATAATATCTACTACATCGTAATTGCCCTGTAGCTCGTTAAGCCAAACTACCAGGGATGGCAGGGCCGGCGCTCTCACCCCATCATGCCACGAATTGTCATACCTAAACTCTTTGCTCATCCAAGATGATTTAACCACTATTCACCCCCCCCCACTTCCGCTTATCGGGGAATACTACAAATTCTTCATATTTGGGCCTCTTTGATTCTTCTAACTTGGCAAGCAAATACTTAACCATCTCAACTGAATCTGCAAAGAAACAGGCAATTCGTATATCTCCAAACGGGTTGCCACTTACATTGTACACCTCAGCAATCTCCTCTGAATCCAGAGTAATAACGGAGGTGATTTCCATAGACCTGGCGCTCCACACCCCTGGTGGCAATTCGGCCAACCTGTTTTTGATTTCCTCAACGGTCATGCTATTCACTCATCCTATCTATCTGTTCAAGGGACTCGCGCTCTGCATCCCATAGCCCAAAACTCTTTAGCGTTTTCTCTATAGAAACAATGGCCCATGGATACTTTAACATATACACCAGCTTGCCAATGGTCCTATTCAGCCGTTTGTTCTCCTCGTTAAGAACCTCGACCATGGCAAGCGCATTTTGCAATAGCTCCGTGCAATCCCGCCCCCCTCCGATATTATCCCCCATTGCGATTCTCCCTCTGTATCACCACAAGTGACGGCGATTCCACGAGTCTGTACATTTCTTTAGCCATTTCGATTGCCTCTTCCGCGCTTAACGCCAGCACATATCGCCTGAACATGCGGTCAGAAAGAACACCATTATTACCTGTACGCAGCCGATCCCAGGTAATGCTTGCGCTGAAAGGGTGCGCGTCCCAGTCATCGTTACCGCCGAACAGAACAGGGAACAGCGATACAAGAAATGGTGTCAAACCATCAATTGTCATATATTCACCGCCCCCAACCGGCCACGGCTCAATAAACAACTCGGGGTTATCATTAACAAGGCGGATGGCATCGCCAGAATTGCCATAAACAGCCCTTATCGTAAACTCCACCCCATAATCGTCGCCAACCTCCTCGAATACAACATACGCGGCAAGACTATCTTTATTTAAATCCATTAGGCACCCCCAACAACAAATAATAGTATATTCTCATGCCCAACTCTCAGTTCGGAGTTGCGCCCAAACCGCATACGGGGAGTCTCTATTTCAATGTTGGTCAAGAATTCGGCCCCAAGTAGCTCTAGCTCTCTTTGATGCCAATCGACGACATGCATTATCTCCCACTTGCGAATATGATCTGATACGTTGATAATAATGAGAGCACCCCTCTTGGAAACGCGCATGCATTCCTGATATACAGCAACGTGCTTTTCTCTGTATGCATCGCCCCATTGCATACTGCCGGTATTGCCATCCTTTAACGGCTCCCCTAAGTAGTGCCGATATGTAATGCGATGCGACTGATCCCCAGCACTGTAGTTGTCTGCCATGCGATTCCCATAAGTCGGCGATGTACATATGCCATCAAACCTCGCATCAGGACACCACGACATATTCTCTGCATCCCCAACGTGCCACTCATCCACATCATATTCGTTCATACCCGCCCACAACGGCTCTATTCCGTTGCAAACAATCCGCCCTCTATACCCATGCTCTTTTATCAGGGCCAGCTTGCCGGTTCCAGCAAACGGGTCAAGAACCTCATGGATACCCACAAGAAACCGTGCCAATTCAGGAAGTATCACCTTGCTGTACGTAGCTGGATGTTTTATTTTATTAGACATTACATGTCATTCTCATTGATAAATATGTCCCCACGTGCATCTTTGTACATCGGAACCTTTTTGACCACGGCAACTTTTGGCGAAAAACCCCCATGGCTGTGGTCAACAGTAAGATACCGCTTGCTGCGCCCATGCGAACTCACCGGCTGAACGGCTACCACGTTAAGGGAGGCTGTATTGTCTATAACATATGCTGAGGTAAGCACGGTGCGCGGTATGCCAGTATCAGATTCTACCGCTGCCGCTACATCCTCAGGACTCCAGCCGTTCCTGTACCCGAAAAGCCCAAGCGCCAAGAAATCGGCAATCCCGTTAATTGGCTTTATTTTTACAAGTTTATTTACGTTTACTTTCATCATTCACCACCCCATAGTTCTCTTGATTACGCGACACTGAACACCTGAAACCCACTCGGCGCTATCAGCGTGATGGCGTCGCTTATAACCGTACAAGGCGTTGCTTATCGCCTCTTTCTCATCACTCGCCGATACCTCTGTGGATATGTTCACAATACTCGCTATCTCCCCGTAGTGCATTCTCGCATCACCGCTTACAACGTATTTCATTGCTGCCCCCTATACCCTTTTAACGTCAACTACAAATTGCCACCCAATATCCTCAAAACGATTCCCCCCGCGATAGTCCCCGTGTATCAGTCTGGGGTATTCTATGGATACATTCTCAACTACGTACCGTGAACGACAAACGAACTCCGGCATCGTCTCTGGAGCACGCCAGCGACAGGGGGAATGCCCAGGTTCCCATTCATAGTCATCGCGTCCACCAAACGCGCGTTGTGCCTCATCGCTAGACTCGGACCATAGGAATTCAAATATGTCATCATCTTCTACATCTAGCCACGTCTTGACCCAATCCCTGCCAGAGTAGTCAACCGCGATCCGGTATGAGTCTTCATCCCACGCCCCAATGCGCCACCACTCCGCTGCCCACAACCTTACCCCCTTCCTGTATGGCCCCAACCCCTTGATTTCGGCGGCCATCGTCAAGTCGTCGAAAAACTTGTCAGGCTCAAGCCATTCCCAAGCCCCATCAAAATCGGGGGTAACTCGGATAGGCTGAGGGAAAACCATCGAACGAATCTGAAGTTCTGGCTCCACACGCCCCGGGAACATGCTAATTTTAATATAATTATCAAACAGTTTTGCGTCCATTCTTGCCCCCCCCTGTTATACTAATAGTGGATGCGGCGCGAGTCGAACGCGCGATCAATCGGTTATGAGCCGAACGCTTTAACCACTAAGCTACGCATCCAGCACCGCCTAGTATTTCATCGCGTCAATTTCTGTACACTTCGACCCTTCCCCAAAATACCTTTCTACGCAGACCCAGGCTTTGGGGTATTGCTTATTGTACACATCTTGCCTCCCTCTCTTGTACAAAACACCCCCAAAAAACAAAAATAGGATTAAGGCAAGAACAATCCCGGCCACAACAAGTTTACTCATATTACCCCCCCATTCTCATTGTAATGGCTATTATCACTATAAATATTATGCACGACAACAGGAACGCCCCCAAGTCTAGCAGAAAATCCTTACCCATTTCCAAGCTCTTCCAATTCATACTCCAACTCGGCGACTTGATCACATAACTCCGAGGTGTAATCTTGAGCGGCTCCAAGCTCCATCTGCAATGTTTCAATTGTGCCGGAGACTTGAAAGCACAGCTCATCTAACATCTCAAGCATCGACTCAACGGCCTCAACACAACACACGTCAACGTTGAAATTGTCCTCTACATGTTTCTTTATATCATCTATGGCATTAACCACAAATTCGATACGGTCAATATCAGCTACCATTGCGCCCACCTCCCGTCCTATAAATTAAAAACTATCGCGCCTTTACCTTTAGTCCCCTCTCCCACAGTCTAAGAGCAACAGTGGCAGACTCGCTGGATTGGAAATACCCCGATTCTCGCGTATACGGACTCCCATCTTCATCCTCGTACCCAAGGAAATACCCAGCCGCTGAACGCATTACAGACAAAACCGACCCCTTTGGAATCTCCGCTCCCGTTTCTACTGTCTCTCCCATCATTACCATGTAACGGTCCCCCCTCTCTCTGCGTATAAAGCCCTCAGGTTGTCCAGGCGAGCGCCTTGTTCCAAAACATCCTTTGCTATCTCGGATGCCAGTTCCTCTATATCAAACAGCTCAAGAGGAACAAACGACCCATCAAGTGTGTTCCCATCCAGGACGAACAGGATTTCAACTCCGCTCCCGTCGCTGAACACAATGGAAACAATTGCCACTAGATCGCCCTCTGCCAGGACGGTAATTACTGCATCGCCAGCAGCCATATCGAGATATTCCGTAAGAACAAACTCGACACACTCTACGGCGCTTTTACCAGTTGGCACGCCACTATAGCATCTCATTAAACCCGATTCTTTGATCTCCCTAGCCGCCTTTTTGAACAAATCGGCATCTAGTTTCATAGCCACCTCCTGCTGTCTAGCGGCGCTCCGCACCACTTGCATTTGACATCTCCAGACTTGTGTTCAACGTTACAATATGGGCACCTTGGGTTGCCCATGCTGTATTCAGTGAGGCCTGTATAATCCACGGTATATATTTCATCGTTTCCGTCCCCATAAGTTGTCGGCCATACCCTGTAGGGGACCCATCCGGAGCCATAATATGTGGCCATCACGGAGCCCCTGCTGGCTTATACCCAAGACTGTCTATATATTTAGATAGGCCGGCAGCAAACTTGTTGATGATGTCATTCCCGGCCCCATCAGCCAGAGCGCCAATGGCAATCGGGTTGTCCGTGAGCTTGTCTATTACAGTCAATATTGCAAAAATTGTGTTGATTCCCACATCCCCGCTGGATACCAAGTTGCTTAGAGTTATGTAATCTCTAAGCAGCAACCTGTCATAATCAAATACGATGTCCATATTGTTACCACCCCCCCTGCATAATGGGGGGGAGAGAGATGAGACTCTGAAATGGTGTATCCCCTCTCCCCCCAATTAACGCGTACTATCCGGCCACCCAAATCCAGCCCCAATACCCATACACGTTCCGCGCGGGCGAATTTGGCTGATACATATACCCCCACTTATATGGAGCATATATTAGATTCGCTTGAACACCATCGGATACAAGGCAGCCATGCTCGGTAAAACAAACATGCCACCATGCCCCACTAACCTCTTGCGCCGATGCATCTTTTGCAAAAATTATCCACAACGAAAAAACAACAGCAACAACTATGACGGCACAGCATATTACCAGCAAGGCGTTTTCAGCAAAGCTCTTCATCGCCACCTCCTAAAACGGAATCTCGTCGGACTGAGGTTTCTCGCTAAATCCAGGAGTAGGCTCTTCATCCCCCCCGCCAGTTCCCTTGCTGAGAAACTTGCATTCATTAACTGTTATCTCGTAGCTTGCCGCGGCGGTTCCATCTTTTAACTCAAATGTCCGCGGATGTCCACTTTCATTCGGCTTAATAGTGCCCTCAATATAGACCAGCCTCCCTTTATTAAGATATTCATTGAGCGTCTCGGCCAGCTTGCCCCAAGCGGTGCATTTAAACCATACTGTCTCAGTGAACGACTCCCCATCTTTCTTATACTTTTTGTTCGCGGCCACCTTGAAGTCGCACACCGCCATCCCCCCGGCAAGATACCGCAGCTCCGGGTCGCCACCCAAATTACCTATAATCGTTACCTTATGATACATTTAATTCGCCTCCACGTCTTCCCAATTGCAATGTGTCCACTTTCCGCGGGTGTCCATCTTTATTAAATCACCGCGTTTCTCAGCGGCCCGCAATTGGCTGATCTGCCACTTAGACATTTCGTTTCCCTTTGATACAATGCACAACTTTGTTGAGTCATCGCCAAGTGTGTTCCTCGCTTTTTCCATTACTTAATCTCCTCCTTGATCTGTGAAATCGTGTTATAGCCAAGCTCCCATACCTCTTCTGTTTTCCATTCGCCGTCTTTATGCACAAGTTTAACAACTCGCGTGTCATCCCAGCCATAACTTCTCGGTAGACGGTCACGAGCGTGTACCGCATCCATCATGGTGTTGAATTCCATTCGCTCTCCGGTCCGACCGCCACACATGAAAATCGGCTCACCATTGTCATCATCCTTGCCAATAATTACTACATACCGCGTGGTGTTAATTTCCGGCATTCCACCCCACCTTTCCAGTCTAATACTAGACTCACTGAACAATCCGCTGCCCAGCAGCAAACTCAAACGGTGCCGCAAACTGCAATATCCCAACATCCACCTTATCCAAAATCATGCCACGCAACGGATTTTCGTCACGCCCCTCAAGCAGTTTGTCGTACTCAAAGTTAAACGAATCCCAGTCCCCATTCTCAGCGTACATCAAAATAACATCGGCGGTTGTCTCGATAGCCGCAAATACATCGTCCTTCACTTTTTCCTCATATGGCTCTACCCAGGTCTCCCTCAATATCTTGATGTAAAGAATCGGCAGCGCCTCACCAATCAGGGTTGAGTATAAGCCTGTTATAAAGAACAGAATCACTGGCAGTATAATCAGAATGCCAGTTACACCAAACTCCAGAAACATAACCATCCGCAACGATCTGTATTTCCACATACCAACAATATAATCTTTAACCTTTTTCATTTAGCCACCTTTCTTGCGTTAAAATAAGCTCCGTTGTCTGTATGCCTCCAAAACCCTGTCCCGTGCTATCTCATAATATGGGGGGTGTATCTCGATGCCAATAAACTTCCTGCCGGTCCGAGCGCATGCGATACCCGTAGCCCCACTCCCCATGTACGGGTCAAGCACTACATCCCCCTCCTTGGTACACCTCTCTATACACCACTCCATCAGGGGGACCGGCTTTTGCGATGGGTGTAACGTCTTTTCGCCTTTCTCTGAATCTCTCAGAAACCCAGACCACTCATGATGGAACAGATAGCACCCCTTATTACCTTTTTGCCATGCCAACTCACAATCTGACATAAACGCCCCCAACATGTTATCGCGGCGCTTATTCCATACTAACACCGTGCCTACCGGCAATCGCTGGGCAAAGAATTGATACCCCCATAGAATAACCTGGGGATAATCTAACCAATGGGCAGGGTCGAACTCTTGTCCATCGCCTATGATACTGTCAAACTTTGTCCCCTCTTTCCCTCGTCGTCCCTTGCCCCCCGAAAACCGGCGGTAGTCGCAATTCACATTCGCCCCATATGGGGGATCACTGATAACGGCAGAAACCCTGTCCCTATTTATTTCATCGGTGTAATCTCGCCAATCCCCGCTTAGAAGTAAAACATCTTCCATTGCCACCCCCTAATCTAATTTAAACGTTGCTTCACGCAAAAACACATTACTGCACCGCTGCTAAACGGCACTAGACGCTACGCATCAAGACGCGAAAAAACTCTACTTAGCAATACTTAGCCACTGCGTTGTTCTCTATTCAGCCTTGAGTTCGTATCGGAACGAACCAAACCCATCTCCACGCCGCGGCCCAATGCCGTGGTGGAAACCATAATCAAATATTGCACGTAGCTGATCCTCTGACACACCATCAGCAACCACACAAACGGAAAAACGGATGCCTGTCGATTCAGGCAGCATCTCGCTGCGCGCCAGTGCCACTTTTTCCCCATATGGGGTCTGTGTTCTAACCGGACGCTCATGAATGTCAATCAGATTCCATACCCCTTTGGTACCGGGATGGGTAAATGCCGATACCCGCGGATACACAAACACGTACTTCCCAATCTTTGATCTGAACGCCTTCGGCATGCCATCCCTGCCGTTCAATGCGAACGCCGCTGCTTTCATGAATCCCTTCAGAACATAATTATACAACAAAACATTGTCATTGTCATCTCTGTGAAATCCGGTTGTCCTTTTGTCTAATGTATCTGGAATCGTTTCAAGCTCGTCATCCGGCACCTCCAGGCCAGACTTACCGACAACGTAGTCAGTAGTGATCGTCTCGGACGGTTGCCCACCCAAGACAGGGGTTATGAACGTAATATCAATAGTATAATACTTTTCCATAGCCGCCTCCCTGTTTATTTATCGTTGTATCTATTATAGCACGTATTGGACTTCTTGTCAATAGCTTTTGGGGGCAAAATAAAAACCCGTTACACCCAATTTCCGTCGTCGTCCCGATAGAACAGCCGGTTCCTGTGGAATAGGCGCTTTAGGCGTCCGTCTGCCACCAACCTGTTTACGTGCCAGTGAACGGTTGTGCGCGGTAATTCACATATGTGCGCCAATTCCGCCAACGTTGGGCTTTGCCCTAAATTGTCGGATTTGTAATTTATCGTAGCCCTAAAGATAAGCTCGCTTTTCTCGTCTACTTCCATTATGCCCTTTCTGAGGCTAGGTAACATATAGCCAATATGTAACCCCATGGTTCATTCCCTTGATATTGCCCAGGTCGGCATTTTGCCATATCCCACGCCTATATTTCTTTATTATGCCAGCTTTCCACAGCTTGTTCATGTAGACTGTTATTCGCGGACTTGCTTTGTACTTGTATTCAGGGCGCACCCACCCATGCCCGCGCCCATATGCCATCACTTGCTGATACGTTACGAAAACGTGTTTGTCAGAGCAAAACGTGGATCGCAGCTCGTTCAGTAACTTTATGGCATTGGGGTGAACCTTACTGACCGGAATCGCATGCGATTCGTCTACGAACAACTGCTCAAGCTCATTGGCGTAATACTTGCTTTCCCATGGGCCATCCCCCTTTTTGTCATTGCGAATGACATCATCGCCATACACCACCTGCCGAATTGGGGTGTCAGACCCAGCGCTATTAAAATCGTATATTATCTCTGGTGCAAGTTTTTCGGCCATCGTTAAATCCCCCTAAGTCCTTTATGTGCAGGGGCACAGGACCAGCCCCCAGGAATTCTATCTAACATCCAACCCGCCTCAATATCATTCGGCTTAATACTTTTTCGTTCGCCCAACTTGCCCACTATACCCATATAGTAGTCGTAGGTTAACCACGCAGCTTGCCCCGTCCCGCGACTTCCACCAGTCCGCCAGTTAATGAAAAGCCACGCATTCCCGCGAACGCCCGCAACCCCCGAAAGCCCCGCAATTTGGTGCTCTTTTAGATTATCGATTGGGAACCGACTGGATTTGACCCTCTTTATCTCGGCAACCCAAATAGCGCCCAAGTCCGTACAGCCATAATAATCATACGGCTTCTGTTTTACCTGATGCCCACCATAGCGATTAAAGGCAACATCATCAACACGCTCTGCTATCGGAAATAAATCCGACAGGAATTTTCCTATTTCGGATTCAAACTCGTTCCTTGCCATTGGATTCTCCGGAGCTCTTTCCCAAGAAAGCGTGTCGCAATCTTGGTGAGATCGTCTAGATCAACATCCTCTAGGGACTTGTATGTTGTGCGTATGAGATTCTTGCGCGCCTGCATGAGCATCATATCCTCAAGCTCGTTTGCAAAACTTGATACCACAGCAGCGGCCAGGGCGCTTATAACCAAAGCCTTCGGTAGCCCTGTCCCGTGGTGTATCTTGTAGTGACATTCCCTGCAAAGGGTAAGCCGTAAGTCCCAATGCTCCAGGAATAACGACTTGCCCTTTGCTCGCCCAAATACGTGGTGTGTCTCACTACCGCGTACTGTCTTGTTATTATTGTGCCAACAATACATGCACAAGCCCTTGTCGCGCATGTATGCCATCCTACCAGATAGCGACCGCAGCTCTGTGACCACACTCCCCGCGTTCATGAAAACGTCTTGATGAGTAGATACGCAAACAACGCCGCAAACGGGATCATGATGAATAGTCCCGTTGTGGCAGTAGACACTTCTCCCGATTCTGTTCGCCGCCCAATCGATAGCAGGGCCGCGGACAAGGCGGGGAAAATATAGAATCCGACTACGCACCCAACAAAAAACGATAAGTAATCAATTGTCACTTCTTGCAGCCCCCCTTCTTCTGTGTCGGAGGCGCAGTCGCCAGCTTAAGGTAACTGGTGAACACCTCATCATCGTCGCCATCCGGCTTATCAGATTCATCAGCCTGAACCTCTTTTTCAAAAACTACTGGGGCCGGTTTCCTTCGACTGGTAAAAACACCCTCTTCATTGCTCAATTCTATAGCAGCCAAAGACAGGTAGTGCGCCTTGACGTGCTGTTGTTCCTTTTCCCAAGCTGGATACCGTACCGCCTGCGAGTAGATAGCCTGTGCCTTTTCAAGTATATTCTTATCGTCCATACATCTCTCTCCTTCGTATTAAAACCTGTATTTTTGTACTACCCCTATAGTATACCACAGAACGCGAAAAAAGTCAACAATTTGTGACAAATTACTTGCAATTCTGAGAAAACTGTGGTATAATGGTGTTATGTCAACTCCAACCGGTATGGCAAAGGGTATTCCTGACCATATTCTAGCACAGCTAGAGGAAATATACATCCAGAACGTGATTTCTTTGGACGAGCTTGCCAAAAGAAGCATGGAACTGGTTGGTTTCACCATCTCCTGTGAATCCATCCGGCATTACGCAACGCAGTTTCGGTGGGGTACCAAAAGGCGTAGGCATACGTTTGGCAAAGACGGCCTGCCAAAAGACGATGAGGACATGGTAGACGACTTGGCTCGAATTGTCTATGACACAATTCTTGATCCTGAGAACACAACCAATCCGCGAGAGCTTTCATCGCTTGTGTCAGCATTCATGGATATTAGAAAGGCCGGTATCCGTGGCAGTGGGCCAAAGACGCCCGTTGATACAATATTAGATGAGCTACGCAAGGGCAAGATCATATAATGTCTGGCGATATGCTAAATGTCAGTCCAGAGCAAGCTATGGAGATTGCGCGTTGCGCTCTATCTTCATCCTATTTTATAACCAACTACTGCTGGCTTGAGGAAAAAGAAACGCAGCGGATTATACCGTTTGTACCATTCCCGTACCAATATAAAATCTTAGATAATCTGCAATCTGGTAATAGCATGGTTATTAACAAAAGCCGGCGCGTTGGAGTTTCCTGGATCGTGGCCGCATACGCAGCCTGGCTAATCAACTTTCGTGTCGGCATTAACGTGCTGTTCCTGTCAAAAAGAGAAGCCGATGCGAAGAAGCTGTTGGCAAAGGTCAAGTTTGTCTTAAACAACCTCGCTAAGCACGACGCCGACGAAATTGCGAATGCAACCAAGTGCTCCTGGCTACGGGGGGAGGTTTACACCAATAACCAACAGCAATATTCAATAGCTCACCGTGGTGACGATGGCAACATTGCCTTCGAGAGTGAGGCATCCAGCCTGACAACCACGTCAGAAGCAGGCCGCTCAGAGGGCGCATCCGTAATATTCTTGGACGAGTTCGCTTTTGTGAAGCCAGACGATGAGAGCACATGGACCGCCATTAAGCCGACTGTCGCCCGTGGAGGGATTTGGTTGATTGGCTCGACCCCTTCCGGGGCCGGGGGAGTATTCCATCGGCTTTGTGAACAGGCAAAGCGCGGTGAAAACAAGTCATATAAATACCTTGAGGTTCACTGGAGCGAGGCCGGAATTACTCAAGAGCAGTACGAGGCCGCCATAGAGGGGATGGAGGCTGGGAAGATAGCCCAGGAATGGGAGCTTGACTTTATTCAATCGGGCAACCCAGTCTTTAACGCTACAGACCTTGCTGCATGTTATAAGCCACTTGACGAATACCCAGATGTGGCAAAACATCTTGAGGACTATAGAAACTCGATGGGCGCTGAGTATTATTCTGGTGTTGACTCGGCCCTTGGGCGCGTGAACAAAAGGAACTCGCTTAAAGACTATCATTCTTGGACAAGCATGACAAAAACAGGCATACAAGCACATGCCGAACACAACAAAAAGCCTCTGACTGACTGGGCAGGGCGGATCGCGACAGATGAGGTCGGAAACCAAGTAGTAATTCCTGGGATGGTGTCTAAGCTGCACAAGTTGTTTCCGGGCGTGCTAAAGGTAGAGGATAACGGGCCTGGTGAAACGGTAATTCACATGCATAGTCTCCCGAACGATGGGAGAAGTGAAATTGTGTCGTCCCATACAGATGCTCCAACCAAGGTGCGCTTAATTCAGCGGCTTATCACGGCAATTGAGAGCCACGATATCACCATAACGGATTTGTTCACGTACCAGTGTCTAATGGTCTTTCAGCACGGGACAACGCCGGGGCAGTATGAGGCACCACCTGGGTATAACGATGACCCCGTAATCTCCCTTGCCCTCGCCAATGACCTGCGCTTTACATATGGCAACATGGAGTTTTCGTGGGCCGACGGGGAGCCACAACGTAGAATGTCTGCTGTCCAGGAGAAGGACATAATAAGTGATGCTCCACAGGCTCCAGACTTACTTGATTTTAGCAACATGCGAACGTCTGAGTTTACTAGCGGAATTAACGCGCCAGTTCCTGGTGCCCCCACAATTAGGGGGAAACACAATCCATGGGATTTCAGGCGCTTTCAGGAGGATTTAGATGGCTAAATGCCTGCGACCAGGATGTAACGAAGAGCTTAAAACGGGCAGTAAGTACTGCTCCCGAAGCTGCGCAGCCGCGGATCGCGGGCGCAAAAAGAGTGAAAGCAAAGAGCTTACTGTTATCTCTTACGAATGGGATAGGAGGGGGCTACCAACACAGGTAAGGGATGTCATCCCTGAAGGCATCTCAAAGATGATGTCAGAGAAGTTTGGTGACGATGCAAATACGTTGCTCTCAGGCATGGCTGAAATAATGCTTGAGGACAAGCCATCTATCCCGACAGCCCCAACAACATACCACACATATGGAGATCAGAATGTTCTGTTTGCCAGCGGCAAGGCCATCCGGCCAGGGTCGGCGCTTGACTTTGACATCATAGATGAGATGCTAAAGTGTGGGGCCGTCCTATTTGTTATGGAAATGAAACTTGCCGCCATTATGTCAGTGTGGCGCAATGATAGAAGCTGGAGTGTTGAAAGCCCTGATGAGGAGCTAAAGAGCGTAATTGAGGCCAACCTTCGCAGGGTGTTGCCCCGTATGATGCTAGATGTAACACGCAGTAGCCTTACATATGGGTCCAGTTTCTCTGAGCTAGTCTGGGAAATGAGGACGAAGTACGAGCTTGGCATTTCCGACACCGCTGGCGGCAAGGAATACGCTGTTGCCAGGGTGCCCAAATCCTGTAACCCATCCACCATAGATAGTATAAAGATAAACGAAGACGGTTCGTTTAACGGGTTTGTGCAAAAGCCACGGCTAACCCTCTTGGGCAGCAGCATGTCTGAAATTCATGTTCCCGCTGACCAAGCTCTTGTAATCCCTTACAACGGGAAATTCAGGAACCTGTGGGGAGAAAGCTATCTTAAACCACTATACCCGATTTGGTTCTGGTATGAGGTTGCTATGCGAGCCTGGGTCCGCTTTATGGAACGGCAGGGGACACCGGTTGCTGTTTGCTATGCCCCCTCGCGGGCGCAAGTGCGCAGGCCAGGGACAAACACCCTAGTGGATGCTATGACCTGGGGGCTGACCATCGCTGGGAATATCAGCAAATCGAACGCAGCCGTATTGCCATCTGATGTGCACCCTGAAACTGGTGCGGCCCTGTGGCGGTTAGAATACCTGTCGTCAGGGGATAAGGGGGATGTGTTTACATCCGCCATGGAAATTCTGACACAGATGATGATAAGGGCCGGCCTGTCCGCTGATCGTTCTCTTACCCAATCCAGCGGTGGTACGGGCAGCTATAATATCGGCGAAATCCACAACGCTGCTACACAGGGGCATAATGAGCTTATCCTGATAGAGCAGCTTGCCTACATGAACGAATACTTCGTTGGGAAGTACGCTCAATACAATAGCGGCGAAAACGGGCCTCCGGCCTGGATCGTGACCGAGGGACTTGACCCATCTGAGAAAGAGCGCATATTCAAACTACTGAATATTGGGGGGAACTCGGCATCGTTCCAAGATGCACTCATGCGAATTGACTGGAAATCTGTATATGAGGTTTCCAATATCCCAACGTTGAGTGATGACGAGTTTGCGCTAATAAAGAAAGAGATGGAGGACCAGGCCAAGCGGAAACAGAGGGAGATGATGGAGATGAGCGTAGACACAAAGGCACCTTTCCCCCCCAAAGATGATGGCGAAAAGCAAGAGCGGCCAAATCCTGCCGACAAGGAAGAAAAAGACACGCGCCTACAAGAACTTGTGGCACGGATTGATAGTGGCGACTATATCCCGATTATCATGAGCGATCACGAAATGAACAACTTGGTTAAAGAGCGCCAGATAGAAAAAGGCGAGTCCAATAAGACAGTTGTTTCTGTAGGGCGATTAAGAAATATTAAGAATGAAGTTTTTCAAAAATCGACAATAGCTTCGGCGGTGGAGGGCGATTCGGTTGCACTTTCTTGCATATCAATGGATAGAGATAAAATATTGCTATTTAATAAATTTCATGATGCTGTCGGAAGGTTTTCCAGCAAGACAGGTGGGCTTGGAGGAAGAATTCACTATAGCCGGAACATGGGGGAATTGGGGGGAAAAGCCCAGCGGAGTCAACTGGACGAATACAAACCCTAATGAACAGTAACGGTCTTGGCGGAACAGACTTCAGGGTTGATACAATATCAAAATTAAACCCAAGAATATGGGGAGCAACGGCTATATATTCTCCGCATGACAAAAAAGTGTTAATCGCTAAAAGCACGGCAGCGGCACTAAAAGAGGGTGATCCATCAGCGATCCATGTAGCATCTCATGAAATGCTACATAGTAGGCAGTTTTCATACAAAGGCAGCGAGGGCACAACATCCGATGAAAATATAAGATTGTTATCAAATACAAGCTATGTGCATTCACTTGAGGGTAATAATGAACTTGCAACTAGGTTATTCATGAAAGATATTGGGGCCGGGGTAATGACAAATGGTCCATATCAGAAAGAGGTTGAATCGTGGGCCGGAGTTGCAATGGCACACGAGAAGAAAACTGGGATAAGCGCAAAACAGTTTGTATATGATACACATAAAACATATGGAGACATTGATAAGACAGCGGGCACATTTAATCAATTGTTCCCAACACGCGGATTTGATTCGCAAGGCTATCGCGCAAAAGAGTTTGGTCGTTGGGCAACAACACAACAAGTAAATAAGTATCTATCGAAAGATTATGGAATAAATTCACACGCGGCATACAATGAGATGATGGCGCATGGAGGATCATAATGAAGATTTACGAACTACTTGATGATTTTATCTTTGATAGTAATGAAGAAATGCTTAGGCTCAAAGATGGGCTATATGGCCCCGATCTGCTTTTGGACTACGGCTTTGAAAAAGTTGGCGACTTCTGGGAGATAAATAGATTAGAGTCGATTAATGCAAGATCGCAAGTCCACAACTTTGCGGCATTTGAGTTCGGCGCGATGCATGAAAAACACCAAGAATACGAAAAAGAATAAATGAGTTTTAACGACATGCACGAAAGGACGGCTCACAGATGACTGATATTGAGTACACGCCAATCCGCGGGGTGAATATACCTACTACCCAGGTCAAGGACATGGAAGCACAGTATGGGGGCATCCTCGTTCAGGACGCGGACGCGGCCCTAATCTACTCACTTGATATTGCGTACAAAGAGTATTATAATAACAGAGGACGATACCCAACGCTGGTCCAACTCAGGGAAGACCCGTTCAGCGTGTACAAGCCGCATGTCATCAAGATACAAGAACCGATTACGCACTACGACATTCCTGTTTATCATAAGCCGGCATGGTTCAAAATCCCGCGAATATTCAAGGGAATTAGCGGAGTTAGAGGGGGGTTCAATGGAAGTGGCTAAACCGTTTTTTATACAAGGCAAAGGGGAAACCATCACAAATGAGGAGATATTTGAACGTTTCCACCTATATCATCCGTATACAGTAGAGCTTGGCCCTGGCAAGCATGGGCCACTAATGTCAGATAGTATCCTTAAAATAGGGTACACGCCAGCCGCTGATCCAAATTGTAACATTTACACAGACCTGAATTGGGGCATGCCGGTTGCGGATAATTCGGTCTATCTGATAAAATCCAACCAAGTCCTTGAGCACATATCAGATATCATACACCTGATGAATGATATGTGGCGCGTTCTTGTTCCTGGCGGTATAATGAAACACGTTGTACCGCACCATAGCTCCCCATACGCTTGGGGCGACCCTACGCATGTGAGAGCGTTCTCTGAGGTGTCGTTTCAATATTTTTGCCAGAGAGAAGATGGGACTCCCTTTGTGGAAAAGTTTTCCGATTACGGTATCGTTTGCAACTTCATCCTAAAAGAACAAGTTGTCATAACTGGTTCTGAGGTTCGCGTGGTTATGCATAAACCGGGAAGTGATTAATGGAAATAGTTGATACTAAAGACTTTGATAAGATTCAAGAACATGAGCTTTCGTGGTGGCAAAACTACCCATTTAACCCAAGAGGCCAATGGACACACTACGACAAAGTTTTTGCTAAATTTGTGCCAGATATACTAACCTCAATGCCCATTAGGACAATTGCGGATATCGGGAGTGGCCCGGTTCCATACTTCAATAACCCAATATTCCTTGAGCAAGATATTCTTTATTATGCAGTAGACCCTCTAACCATGAAATATGAAAAGATTGAAAAGTACGCAAAGAACAACGTTGTCCCATATGAGAGGCTTATTGATATATCCGCCTTGCAATCAGAATCAATTGGGTTAACAATTTGTGCAAACACACTTGACCATGTTAGGGATGTTGAGGAAATGCTATATCAGCTATATCGCATAACGAGCTTTGATGGATATTTGTTATTCTATGTAGATATTGAAAAGCCGCCCGATGTAATGCACCCTCATACGTTAAATTTGGGATGGCTGCGTGCCAGCCTTCAGACGGATTACGCCGTTATATATGCAGAACGTGCCCCAAGCTGGAAGTTTAAGAATGATGTGTTCTGGTTTATTGGCAGAAAGGAATAGTCCCAGCTAAATGAGAGCAAATAATTTTTTCTGGACAGTCGATATATTCAATGCTGTTGGCATGAAACCAAGCGGACGCATAGTTGACGTAGGCGGATCAGAGATGGTCATACTGGATAATAAGGATTCACCAAACCCAATACTGCAACTAGAGTGTGATCTCACTTTTGTCGATGCCGGATTTCTTCGTGCGCCCCAAACGACAAAATACGTAAGGGCCGACTTTTGCGACCCACTTGCAACAAGCCAATTTCAGGAGCCTTTCGATTTCGTTTTTTCCTTTATGACCTTAGAGCATGTTTATAATCCACAAATATTCGTTGACAATCTGGCAAAGATTGCCAAAGAGGACGGCTTTATAATTATTGATACGGTGTTCAGTTTCCCATATCATCCCATCGCCTAATGATTATTGGCGCTTTACGCCAAGTGCGCTCTCTCTATTGATGGGTAACGCAGGCGTTGAGTCTATTTGGAGCGGATGGGGATCAGTACCCGAGGATGTTATTACGATTGGCTCCTTGTCAAATGTCGAATGGATAAAGAGGACGAGGGCCAACAGTCTAGAGGAGCTTAAAAAGGAGCTTTCTTGTGTTTAGCATAGTGCTACTTATCATTGACTGCCTGAGATATGACAGATTCAACTCCGAGCTGTTTGGTGGGTTTAGAGACCGTATTAAAGAAACTGCCATTTCTTTTAATAACGCGTGGTCTGTATCGCACTGTACAGACCCTGCGGTCACTTCACTATTAAGTGGAAAATGGCCCGATGAAATTGGACTATACAGCATGATGTTCGAGATACCTGAATACACCATCCCAACCGGATTCCCCCTTCTTGCGGAGACGGCCAAAGAGCATGGATACAAAACAACGTTGTACACCAATGCGGGTGAGGGGCGCTGGTACGAACGGGGTAACGATGTCTTTGTAAACACGCGCCCTATGGAACATGCCGCCGCCTGGGACATGCTTGTCTCTCAGCTAGAGAGCACAACAACCGAACCGCATCTTACAGTTTTCCATGATGCATCCTGCCATACAGACTACAGAGGCGGAGACTACGACACAGCCTGCTCTCTAGTGAACGATGACCTGCTAAGAGTGATAGACGCCATAGATAAGTCTGGCGAGTATCAGAAAGACACAACGATTGTGATAGTCATGGCGGACCATGGGGAGGGGCTTGGTGAGCGCGGGGTTCCTCAGCACGGGGTTATGTGGCCGCAGGTTACTCACATTCCGCTTTTAATCCACATGCCAGCGTTATTCACAGGGTCTAGCGTGCGCATAGCAGAAATAAACAGAATTGTCCAAATGCCATCCATATATAGTTTTATGAAACAGGTAATTGAACTTGGGGCTGAGGCATCGACTTGCACGGTAAAGATTCCTGTTCAGGACTACGCATATATGGTTGGAAGGGGCAAGACGTTTTTACGGCGCGCTATTACCGATGGGGATACAATGATAATAAGAAAACACGACTCTATCGATGATAGCCTAGTCGCCGTAAAGCTGGACATAGCTTCTGACAAGGTGTCCCCAATACAACGTCTTGGTAAAATGAAGATGTGGAAAGCCATGCAAGAATTTGCGGGCCGGTTCGGCATAGATTCCGATTCGGAATATAGGTTTGATGATATAATTGAAGAAAGGCTGCGCGCTCTTGGCTATGTCGGTTTTGAATGATAAGTATATACAAGAGAACCTTCTTAATAGCCCTGAATGGTTAAAGGGGCATGCCGCTGATAATGGACAGCTTGGTCTTGGGTTAATTTACTACAGTCTCGTGTATTCGCTTGCGTTTGAAAAGGTTGTGTGCCTTGGCTCTGGTAACGGATTCGTGCCACGTCTTATGGCCCAGGCTTTCAGGGACTTAGGCAAAGCCGGCGAGGTTCACCTTGTCGATGCAAACAACGGGCAGTGGGGCCGGCCCATATGGGTTCAAGAGGATTCTTTCCTGAGAACAAACTTTCCAGAAATAAAGATACACATAAAGACGACTGACGATGCAGCAAGTATGTTCGGCGAGTCTAATACTAGATTCGATTGGTGCCACATAGACGCCAACCATAGCCACGCAAATGTGACACGCGATTTTCTCAACTATTCTGCCCTGCTGAATAGGCCAAACGGCATAATCACCATACATGACACCCTCACAAAGTGCGGTGTGCCGGAGTTTATCGCCGAACTATCTGCGCTGGGCGAGTGGAACATTATCAAGTTTAACATCGGGGCTGGGCTTGCACTCATAACGCGAGGCGAAAATGGATAAGGACGAATACCCGTGGACATACCTTACCCACCCAATTCTACAATCCAGGCAAATCATAGCAGCAAATGTGCTTAAATGGCAAGTAAGTGTAATAGAAATTGGGGGGGGCGCTACGCCGCTGTTCCCATATATGTGGGGAGATTGTGAGCAATTTATTGAAATAGACCCGATACAAATTGACACAATAAGCTCACCCATATACCATAGGATTGACAGGAAATTGTCATTGGATGTTATATCAGGCTTGCTATTAAACACGGAGTATGCAATTGACTGGGGCGATCTTGGGCTTGTGGCGTTGGGGTTAGACATACTGGGCGATGATGAATGCGATGCCTTTGTCGCGCTGGCAAAGCGTGCATCAAAAATTGTGCTAGAATATGCGCTTGATTATGACCCGGCTGTCGGACTAAAGGACAGGATTCTAGCGGAAGTGGATTACCTGTCTTTGAATTACATGGGGCTGGACTACAGCAGAAATGCGGATACAATAATCAAGCTCCAGGGAGATTTTCAACCGCGCCTTAATAGGGAGATGGCTATAATTGGAGGTTGGTAAAAATGGCAGCAAAGTTGGCGCATGTCAGCTTATTCAAGAGGGTAGAACAGGACGGGACGTTTCATGGCGGAGGGGTGGAGAAGTTTGCTGAGTATCTCAAGCGGTGTTTCCCCGAGATGGGCATATTTTCTCTAGCGGATTGCACCGTGCCAACAGAGAAACGGAGGGATGTAGACAGAGCAGAACACCTGAATACGTGGCTTTTAGACCAGGGGCTTATAGACAAAAATACAGTTGTAATTGGGGACGGCTTTTGGGTACATGGGCTAGAGGGGGAAGTTGCGAGGCTTGTGTCTATCTGCCATGGTTCGTATTGGGGAATGGCGCTTGAGCACGAAAGAGAGCCGTGGGGTGATACCTGGATAGGAGACTGGGCGCTTGACCAAGAGCGCATTTGGAAACAGGCAGAAGTAGAAGTTGTAGCTATTTCTAAGCGGTCAGCGCAAGAGCTTGAAACAACGTGTGGGGTATTGTGCGATGCGGTAATACCACACGGCATTGACCTTGAGATATATGTACCAGGGACTCCCGTAAAGGATAAAATTCTGCATGTAGCCGTGTCTGAGCGCAAGAGCGCATCCATGGTTGCAATTCTTTCCAGATTCCATGAGGAGTATAGTGGGTTCGCGCCATTCGACATAGAGCAACTTGGGTATGCAAAGACGTTCTATGGCGAGGCCGATTTGTGGAAGCGGGGTGAGATTTTCCTGGCCCCCACCAAGTATGAGGGCAACAGCTATGCACTGTTAGAGGCCATGGCCTGTGGGCTTATTCCGGTTGCGTATAAAACAGGGTATGTATTTGACCTACCGGATGGGGTAGCTGAAACCACTGATGACTGCAACACAAACAACTTTGCCCAAATGTTGGGGTATGTTATGGAAAACAAGGCAGATTATATCCCCAGGGAATACGCTGAGGAATATTTCTCGCTCCAAAGGTTTAGTGGGGCATGGGAGGCATATCTTAATGCATAAGCTATTAGTCGAAATTTCCACAAAACAAAGGGTGAGGGTGCTTGCAAGATGTCTTGCCGGTCTTATGTCTCAAACATCTCAGGATTGGGATATCCTTGTAATTAACGACTCCCCGCAATACCCGATAACAGAGAATCCTGTTACTGCTATGTTCTGGGAGCGGATATCACGGGGGCGAGAATCATATCTAATTGATGGTAAGCAAATCTCCCAAACGCATAACCATAACACTGCTCTGTTCGATAAGCGGTTCAGAGGATACAACTATATCTTGCGCCTGGATGACGATGTTATCCTGTCATCTTGTGCTATTGAAAGCATGTATGACTATCTGGAATCGCACCAATCCACGTATGCTGTAAGCGGCTTGTGGTTTGAGAACGAAAACAATTCCAACTCCCTATCTGACAGGGACGTTCCATCCCCTGACGATTGGGACTGCTACGATCTACAGGGACGCCTGATAGATGGGGTAGCGTCTAACTGGGCGCAACGCGTATATCACACAAACAATCCGGCGGTTCAGAGCAAAGGGGCCATGGAAGTAGAGCACCTGTACGGTTCGTGTATGTATCGGACAGCACAGATGCGCCGAGCGGGAGGCTGGCCGGAAATCTTTTCACGCGGGGTTGCTCATGGGGAAGAAACAGATGGGACTTATCGTCTGTTCTTGACTGGAGGGAAGCTGGTAATTTTGCCTGACGTGACCGGTATTCACCTGCGCTCTCCTGGGGGGATTCGCGCAAACGGCAGGGCTATGGAAGAGTCTGCCAGAGCACTTGATAACCCCAAGCGCAACGGGCGGCTTGCTGATATGCCAGGCGCATTCGACAGGAAAATAGACGTTGGCATATATAGTCAGCATGGTATGTTTGTCGGCGGTGGACCACACCTTATGTTCGACATATACGACGCTCTTGATAAGAACCCCGACATAAATGTATATCTGTTGGGGGAACGTATGGGGGCCGAGTCTAAGCAATATATTGGCATTAAGGAAAAGAACAGGGATGAGCCGGACAGGTTTGACGTTGTAATAGAGATGGGGGACTCCCCTGATGATTTCAAAAGCAACGCCGTCGCCAAGAACAGGGTGTTATTCACATTCTATCCGTTCGGCAAGAAAGCCGATCTGGGTCGGTTCTGTGAAGTTGTGACACTATCGAATTTCGTCAGGAGAGAAATTGTTGATAAGTGGAAATGTGACTCGCGTGTAATCTACCCTATAACCAAGATGAAACCTAGTAAACCGGAGTCGCTTGAAAAGGAAAAAACGATACTGTGCGTCGGGCGTATTGACCAATGGAAGGGGACGCTGTGGCTCGCCGAAAGGTTTGCCGAGTCTGTGCTGCCAGCTATGGGTTATACATTTCACATTGTTGGGGCCACGGTGGGGAGCAGCCAGCAAGAATATATACGAGATGTTAAGGAGTTTGCAGAAACAACTGACGCTGTGTTTTGTCATGAGGATGTGACGCTTGATGAGCTTATCTCCCATTATGAAAAGGCCGAGTTCTTGTGGGCCGCCAAGGGGTTCCTTGTAGATGCAGATGGGGACAAGAGAGAGGCCGAGCACTTTGGCCTAACCTCAATAGAGGCCATGGCTTTCAATTGTACGCCCATCGTGTATAACCTTGGTGGACATACTGAAACAACTCCCAAGGAGTTGCGCTGGAATACCGCCGGCGAATTGATAGAGATTACCCTCGGCGTAATTAGGGATGGATTCGCTCTCAAGCCAAACCCGATATTCTACGATGCTGATAACTTTGCGAATATGTGGTCGGATGTGGTCTATCAAGCAAACGCTGGGTGCCTTTCCATAAATAAGCAAAGCAGCGCCTCTGTTGTCAGGAACCAACCAGTTATTGGGGTTATAACAGACAGCTACCGTAAAAAGACTGGGTTTGCAACGGTAGGGCGGCCCATAATTGATTCTCTGGTAGAGCATGGCTATAAGGTATGGCAATACGCCATACTGGACAACAAGCCGGCCGACACGGGGGAATTTGACTTTGGGTTCTGGCCCATGGAAACAAACGACATGCAGGGGGAGCGAAACCTTATCCGGTTCTTAAAGACTATCAACCCCGACGTGCTGTTCACCCTTTACGATCCTGGCAATTTGCACAAATACCTCACATTTGGCGAATACTCTGGCAGCCTGTCCAGAGATGGGGCACGGTTGCCTGTAGTGGCCTACTTCCCTCTAGAAGGATACCCTATCCCTGAAACAACGCGACATCTTTTGATGAAGATACAGAGCGACAAAGGCAAGGCTTTCACGTATAGCCAATCAGGGGTTAACGCCATCCGTGAACAGTTTGGTGAGGACTTTGGGGTTGGCTGGGCGCACCACGGGTCCGACCATGCCAATTTCAGGCCGTTTAGCAAGAGGGACAGGGAGTCTATTCGCTCTCTTGTTGGACTTGATGGTAAATTCATTGTTATGTCAATGGGCGTGAATAAGAGGGTGAAACAGTACGACACACTTATCTACGCAGCTGCTTACTTGCGTTCCATCGGCGAAGACAAGGACATATTGTTTTACGTCCACACTGAACCCAATAACCCTATCCTACAGGGGTATCCACTACGCTGGATGGCGGAGAAGTATGGCGTTGAAGACATGTTCTTGTGGAAACCAGACTCGTTCCAAATGCGTGGCGGTTCGTATGAGGGGGCCGAGTATGAATCCGACACGCTTGAACTTGCGGGGAAGATACACAAACCATCGGATGCGAAACAGCGCGGATTCCTGTTTGGCCATTATGATATCATCGCGCGGTTCAACTGTGCTGATATGTTCCTGGATGTAAGCAGCGTCGAAGGATGGAATTTACCCTTAACTGAGGCCATGAAGTGTGGCGTCCCATCAGTTACAATAGATGACGGCCTTGTGAGAAGTGAAATCTTTGGCGATGGCGCTCTTATGCTCAAGCCAGATTTTCAGGCTACATGGCACACTGGCTCAATATTGCATCTCGTCTCTCCAGAAAAGGTCGCCAACGTAATCCTTGATATAAAGAACGATCCCGAAAAGAGAGAGGCAATGAGCAAGAGCGCGTTCGCGTGCGCCTCTCAGTACAAATGGGAAGACTGTACGAATAAGATTGTCGGTGCAATTAACGACATTATAGGCGGAGTCTAATAGTAGACTCGGAGGTGGTATGACAGAAAACAAAAGCGCTAATACCCTTGATATTGAGGAAGAACTGATAAACGACGAGTTAGCCGATACCGGAAATGATAAACCAAAGCGGCGTGGCCGGCCCCCAAAGGCCAAACAGCAAGAATCTGTATATACAGATAACCCTCTATACCATTCAACGGCCACAACGTTTGTGGACAGGGATGGACAAGAAAAGGTTCTTGTTAGATTCCACAGCACTCTCGTGTCGTGGGTCTATTGCCCAAAATGCCAGAAGCGCCTATTCCAGAATAACCTGCTCAGTGGTACACTTGAGCACAAGTGTACGCGTTGCGGATCAATTGTGGTTTTTGTGTTCGGAGGGGGTTGACAAACGAACAGAATTGTGCTATAATAGTAGTTGCTTGGGTAACTCCCCTTATTCATAGAGGGCGACATTCAGTCACTGGGATGTCGCCCTCGCCCTTTTTACGCGAATCCCTCTTTCAAAAAACAGGGCCGTTTGTTTGGTTCGTTCAAAGTTGTGTTTTCTTTAGGTTGTCGCGTTGACCCCGTCTTGTTTAGCTCTATTCCACTGGTCTTGAATTTGACCCTGCCCCTGGTTGGTTTTCAGTTAAGGAAAAAAAGGATATAGCTCACTCGCGCGATTCTCATGGCGGTACAAATTCCTTGTAACGCGGTTCAGGCCCTTGCCCTTTGTCCTTGACCTTTGCCCTCTAACCGCTTTTTTTAAAGCAGAGTTCCCCCTAAAAAAACGGGTTTATTGGTTTAGAGCAGGTTCGCGTTTTTTTTAACGTCTCTTGTAAGTGCCGTTTTTTTAGTCCTGTTTCGTACCTTTTGAAACAGGACGTATATCTGCTTTTGTTCTGTGGGGAAGGGTGTGTTACGCTATACGACGGAGTTCGCCCTCCGTAGTCGTCCCACCTCCAAGCTCAAGTGGCGTCCAGGTACCGCGTTTAACGCCTTGCTTGGAAGTGTCCGGTGCTAGGTGGCGGTCGGACCTCCCTGAATAGAATACTCGTGTATCGTGGCGCAGGGTTCAGCGTTCTCGCCTGTCTTAGCTGCCTGACGATATACTTGCAGAGTCGTGGCTTTTTGTTGCACCGCTCCGCTACCCCACTTGCCAAGTTTGTGGTGCTAATTTTGTCTAGGGACTTGACAAAATCCACAAACTGTGGTATATTAAGTGTGTAGCCGCCTGGGTTTTATGGCTATTCCCTGTATTTGGAGGGCGCTCGATGCCACTGAGAGCGTCCTCTTTTTTGCACCACAATATCCGAGAACGCTGTTCTCGGTGCTATTCGGTGCCCGGTAGGAACTCCTCTGCCTATCCATGCTTATACTATACCACAGAAGTTTCGCGTTGTCAAGGGTTTTCGGGGCGTCTTCCAAAAACGCGCACGGGACTTGACATAATGTATAATATGTGGTATAATGTAACCATAAACTTGTATAAGAGGGCTAGACCCCGCAGGAAGCTACTGTGGGGTTTTTCATTTTTGGGGGTGGACTATGCCTTTAGCGGTAATGGCGAGAGACGCAGAATATAATATCGTGGCGTTAAACGGGCCGAATGCTGGGCAGGTTATAGATACATGCGCGACCATGGCGGCGGCTGAGGATCGTATGGCTGTCCTACAGGATACGGCTCTTGGTGACGCGAAAAGAAGTCTGGAAGAGGGTGTCAAGCAGGCGAACCCTGTAATCTTGGGGATTGCGGCTACCAACCGACCTCATTTACCGCTGCCCCCGATGGGCGTGGTAAATGATGGCGATGAAGATATTGTTCGCGTGCCGTTCTTGAGAGAGGGCACATTCAGGCATCCGCAGGGCGACCTGGCATTCAACGAGGCCGTCTTTGATAAAATGCTGCGTAACCATGAAAATGGGTTATCCCATTATGGTGTGAGTCTAGATGTTAAACACAAACCGGAAATTGGGGCACTGGCATGGTTTGGGGGCATCAAGGGCGGACGTATTGCGAAAGAGAAGATAGACGGTATATTGTATCTTGTCGGCTATGGAAAGCCCGTTTCAGAAGCCGCACTTGATATTGTTAGATCAGGGGCGTATATGTATGCCTCCGCTGAATTTGTGCCGGACTATCATAGCAATGTTGTTTCCGCATTAAGCGCCGATGACATGCGAGAGCTTACTGAGATCGAATTGCAGGAGGAACAGATGAAGTTTGAGATTAAGCCGAAAGACGGTAAATTTGATGTCGTCGATGAAGACGGCAAGGTGGTCGCGAGTGGGCTTGCTACAGAGGAAGCTGCCATGGCGAAGATTAAGGCGTTGAATGCTAAAGCGGAGCCGACCAAGGCAGAGGAATCTAAGGGCAGCGTAATGCTGGAAGATTACGAGTCTCTCAAGACAATGTTGGATGAAAGCCGCGCTGAGGCAGCCGTGTTGCGACGGAGAGCGATTTCTGCTGAAGTGAAATCTACTCTTGATAGTGCGAAGAGTCGGCGTGATGATAAGGGGCGCGCTGTTTCGCCGTTTATTCTGGAATGGGCCGAGAACGTTCTGAACGGAAAGCCCGTTGTGGAAGGCGACGAAGCGATCAAGCTCGAAGAGGGCAGTGGGATTGGGACCGTTGTTAGATACACCCATTACGCTGTCAAGTATCTGCTTGAGAATATTCCTTGTCAGGTACCGGTGGAGTCGCATACCAGCGGTGATGAGAAGAGACTTGAAGACAAAGGCGAATCGTATAGTGAAACAGACTTCGCCACTTTTTGGGCGTAATAGGAGGAAGAAATGCCGTATATAACTTCTAAGAGCCGGAGGTCCATCCTTGAAGTCAAGCAGGGTCATTTATTTGATCGCCTGATTTCAAACTTCTTCGATAGCACCTATGCCGGCGAAGATAGTACAGGTCAGAAATATGTTTATCCTGGCCTTGTTGTAGCGCGAGATACAGATACTAATAAGTTTGTGCCGTATAGCTCTGGCGCATCGTATGGCACCGGTAGCAATACTGCTGTTGGTGTCCTGGACGAGTTTCTGGATGTTACCATGGGTGATGAGGCTATCACGCCTGTTTATCTAGGCAAGCTCATTGAAGCCCATGTTTATGTATACGGGGTCGCTGTTGGCACTGTTTCCGGTGCTGTCAAAACTGCGCTTGCCCGTATCGAATGGGTATAGGAGGTAAGAGATGGCTTATTACCCGAATGATATCTTAACCCCTCACTTCTTGACAGGCGCAATTCAACAGCGCCCAACTCGTGAGGCGATTAAACAGAGCTACATCGGCCTGGAATTGCTTGGGCAAAAAGAAGTTCCGTCGCGTCGGTTGATGTGGGATAGTATTCAGTCAGAGAACAACCTTGCTGGATTCTATGGGCGAAAGGGCGAGCCGATCCCCGGGGAAGACTTGCTGTTCAGTTCGCACTTTGCGAACATGATCGACATGATGGCTACTCGCCACCTGGATGAGGAGATCGTAGATTCTGTACGCGCTCCAGGCATGTCTGCCGTGTTCTCTGAGGGCGGAAGTGCGTTCCCAATCCAGGGTATCAGGCAGCGCTTTGATGACCATGTTAGATCGCGCTTGGCCTGGTGTGACGATGCAATTGATGCTCAAATCGAGTTTATGATTATGAGCGCGTTGCAGGGGGCGCTTGTATGGCCTCCGACAACTGAGGCCGGGGCTGCTATCACGCCAGCCATGCCGCACTGGAACTCTGACATGAGCTTGTCTGTTACGTTCCCTCTGAAATCTGGGTTCAAGCAGGATGCTTCTACCTTGACGGGGGCAGGGTCGCGTGCGGCTACCCAAAAGGTTTGGACCGCAACGGATTCCAATATCATCAAAGACCTTGAGATTATCGCTCAGTATATGGTAGAGGAAAAGGGTATCAACGCCGATGACATGTTAATTATCATGTCCCGTGACATTTTGTCCTACCAGGCGTTTAACACTACTGTCTTAGATTGGATTCGTGGTAAGAATTACGAGTCGTCTCTTGCGGGGTCCAGCGTAACTACGTCGATGCTAAAGGACTTCATCAAGACCAAGCTGGGCTTTGATATCAGAACGTATGATGCTCAGTGGACGTATCGAACGGATATCGATGGTGCGCCTCCGACAACCAACCGCGTGCGGTTCTTGCCGAAGGGTAAGGTTCTTATCCTGCCGAAGTCCGAGATGTCGTCTTTGGGTTACTTTGCGAACACGTATCATAAGGATGGCGCTGGCGACTTCAAGACCGGGAAATGGACTTGGTTACATGAAGACGATGAGCCTCCGTTCCAGCTTCGGTTGGGCGTTGGGTACGTCGGGTTCCCCGTGCTTGAACAACCAGAAAGCATCTTTGTTCTTGACGCGTATAATTGATAGTTAGTTGTATGCCGTGTGCGAATAGGGTTGGGGGCGTAATATCCCCCTTCCCGTTCGCTTAAACCAGGAGATGCCCGTGGCTGCACCTACGCCCCCATATGCAACATCTACGCACGTAGCGATACTCTTGAAGAACCTTATTCAAGGCATAAGCGATTTCACAGAAGATACATCGATAAAGAAATCGTATGTTGAGACAATAATCTCGTGGGTGAGCGCGCAAATTGACATGCAGCTTCAATCCGCGGGGTATGTGGTTCCACTCGCAGAAATTAGCGGCGAGACCTGGCCCACATCTCAAACTGCATACTTGACGCTTGTTGCTTGCACAGGGGCTGCGTCATACATAACAGGGGCGGTAATGAAGCCGGCCCCAGCTGTTGGGCCTGGGCGAGAGGGAAGCGCAGGGAACGTCTATCAGGCTGCGTTTGAATCCGCCTTAAATAAAATGTACCTGAACGGTAAGACGAGTGTTGCTATTCGCGCCCAATACTATGCGGGGACACCCGCGGAGAACACACTGCGGCTGCCGAGTGGCCCGGGGCTTGACTACATGGAGGGAATGTATGACCCCACGCGTTATCAGGGGGTCTGGGCGATAACAGATGAAATAAGGAATATTCAAAGACAGGTATTGGCCGCTGACCATCCATGGGATTATCTATACACGATGTTTAACGTTGGAATGGGACTATAATGGCTGGTGCTTCTTTTAGGACACGAATGGTTATAAAGAACACCCCAGAGAATGTTCGCGCTCCAATGCAGGATATTGCATCCAATGCAATTAAAGGGCTTAGGGATGTTTTCACGAGTCATATGCGCGACCTGACAGTAAGCGCCCGAGAAAACGCACCGAGCGGGGAGAAGTGGATAGAGCAAGATGTAACATTGCCAAGCGGAAGGGTTATAAGCCATGGGCGGCCAAGTTTAAGGCTCCATGGCATTATACTAAGAGATTCCTTTTGGAACGAGATATATCCGCAAGACAGCATAAGCAATGATGGTATCGTTAAATCTAGCTTTTCCGGCAGGGTTTGGTCGCGTGCCCCGCAATATGCATTTATAACATCCGTGATAAATAGGCGCTGGCCCATTACGCCTAACCCCCCCAGGACAAAGCTGATGTGGAACAGGATTCAGCATTGGGGACTACGTTTCTCTACTATGACCGTGAAGGGGCCAATAAGGCCGACCAACACTTGGCTCAAAACAGCTATAAAGAAGCCGCGTGAAGGGTATGTAAGTGAGATTCGCGGGATCATGGCGCGAGTTGGTAGAACCATTTACGAATCTGAGGATACTAGCGATGACTCCTGATTCAATCATTAGTTTATTTACGCCGGAAAGCGTATTTTCAGTCACATTCTTTGTAGTTATCGTTTCGCTCGTCTTTTGGTTTTTTGGTACAGGGTGGAAATGGATTGCCGAGAGCATGGAGCAGGCGAGATCGTTCTCAAGGGAGATAGAGCTTAAGCGCATAGTGGCAGAAACAGAGTCAGACTCGCGTGTTTGCGTTGCGATTGATAAAATGACAGAGAAGTTCGCAGAATTCTGTGAATCCATGAATCAAATGCGATTAGTGCAACAGCAAGGTATAACATACCAAGAGTTGCTTCTCAGATACATTATGAACGGCGGGGGGGACACACAAAATAATGCGAAAGCGACTCAAGACGCTAAGGCTGTTGGTAGTTGATGATGATTTGTCGGCGCTTTTTGAAAGCTGCAAGCAGATTGTAAAAGAGATATACGGGGTCGAGTTAATAATAGCAACAGATGCCAACGAGGCCCTCAGAAAAGTGAATGCTATATCTCTGGACATAATAATCACAGATATGAAGATGAATGGCGATGAGTTCGATGGGCTTTGGCTAATAAAAGAGGTAAAAGCGAGCAAGCCGCTTATTAAGATATTCGCGATAACGGGATATCCAGAAGAGTATCCAGCGTCAGCGGTTAAGGCGGCTGGGGCCGATGGATACTTTACCAAGCCCACCGCATTAAGAGTTTTATTGGATACGGTGCTTAAAAAAGATGAACTCGGTAGCAGCTAAAAGAGCCATCAGGGATTTACTTATAGAATCAAAGGCTGCCCTTGTAGCGGATTTAGCTCAGGACGCCAAGAGAGAGATAGCTCATATAACCCTGTCGGTTTTGACGCCAGCGCAGGCTTATTATTTCGTTGCTGTTCATTGTGAGCGAAGCGACGAATTCTCTACTGGCGGCTCGGCCGTTACAAGAAGAGCGCCGAGGGTTGCCGAATACAACATTGTTGTCCACATAGAGGACTATGCCGTTTCTTCCCAAAATGAAGATGAATTATACGAAGCGGCGCATTCAGATTTCGATCTGTTTGTGGACAGAATTGCATCGCTGATAGAATCCAAAACGGGCTTTGCGGATGACATTAGCGGAACAGTGTTTAAACTTAGACGCAACCCGGGTGGGAGTGACAGAGCCATATCCAGGGAAAATGGAATGCAGGGGTGGTTTGACTCTGCGGAGGTTTTCCATGCTATGCTTACGTCACAGATACGTTTCATTTTGGTTGATGAGTGCGTTGATGATAGCGCGCTCTATAGTGAAGATGATGAAGATCAGGAGGAAGAATGATGGCTACATATTATACCGCAACTGCACCTTCCGCTACGGCGGGGTTCTTGGTTCAAGCAGAGTCGCAAATCAGGATTGGTAGTGCTTCTCTGTACGGGTCGTTGGAAACGTCTAGTTGGACATATGCGACCTATCAAGCCAGCGTTGGGTTGGTAAATGGTTCGTCTTTTGAGTTAGGGCTTGTTGAGAGCCTTGGGTTTACCCACGCGCCTTCTATCGAACCCTTGGAATCGGCGAACGTGTCAGATTCCAGTATCTACCTTGTAACCGGTGAGGAAACCACAGTGGAAGTCGGCGTGCGCCAGTTCGACCCGCGCGTGCTTGAAATTGCTATGGCAACTGGCGTTATGTACGAGCTTGGCAATGAGCGACTTATCACCTTTGGTGGAGCTTGTAACGTTAAGAATCGGCCACTGTCGATTGAAAGCGGTAACGTTTCATGCGATGCACCAACGTCGCCGAATATCTCCAATGGGGTCAGCGGAGTTGTCATTACTCTGTACGATACCGTTTGCACCAGTGGCTTGCCGTGGGACTCCATCGCGGCTGGCGAGATCAACACACTGGCGCTGACTTTTGAGGCACGCCCTGTGTTGGCACGTGCTCGCGGAGGGCGTCTTGGTTCAGTTTATGTCTGGTAAGCGTTAGCTTGACAAAGACCATCTCCCGTGGCATAATGTTTCTATCTTATGCCACGGGAGGGGCTATACGGTAAACCAAATATCGAATTAGTGGAATGGAGAGGCACCGTATGGACTTGAAGAGGGTCCTCGTGATATCCGATCTACATGTTGGGCATTCAGTTGGCCTGTGGCCCGGAAGCCATCCAATAGAGGGTGGTGGCAAATACGAATCAAACGAGTTCCAGAAGTGGATGTATCAATGTTGGTTGCATATGATAGATGAAGCAAAGAGTATGGGGAAATTCGACTGCATAGTGAACGGCGATCCCATACAGGGCGTCAACGCGCGTGACGGCGGGCTTATTGCTCCTGTCCCGAAGGATCAGGTTAGGGCGGCGCTGACATTACTAGAGCCGCTTAGGGCGTTGGCGCAAAAGTTTTACATGATACGTGGTACAGAGTGGCACGAGGGCAAAGCGGCAAATGAGGCCGAGATGCTCGGCCAGCTATTGGGGGCTGAGCTAGACCCTCAGACGGCGCAGTACACACGCTATGAGATGTTCTACGCCTTTGAGGACAAAGGCCCTATCTTCCACTTTGCACACCATGTTGGGTGTTCCTCTGTTCCCTGGTACGAGGCGACGGTTCCTTTGAGGGATATGTTGCTATTGTTATCAGAGGTAAACAGATTTCAGGGTAGCTTGGGGCCACGCATTAAGGGGATTGTGCGCTCTCACCGGCATCGGTCAATATATGTCAACGCACCGCCTGATATGCACGCTCTTGTAACACCGGCTTGGCAGCTCAAGACATCGTTCTCATACAAGGTTTCATCCTCAATGCTGCCGCAGATAGGCTACGCGATAATAGACTATGACGGCACCGACATTATTGTACGGCCAAGAATTTTCCCGTTGCCCGACATACACGTAGAGGGAGACAACCGTGGCGCAAATTGATATTCCCGCAAGATTTACCTTACAAGAGCTACAAGACATTCTTCGTAAAGAAGATGATACATATATTGAGGGATTCCATACCATAGACGAATGGTCAGAGATGTTGGGGTCAACCACAAAGCGAATGCGGATGCTAATCAGACGCGGGCAAAAGTTAGATTGTGTTGACAGGGTGATGGTACGGCGTACCAACATAAGTGGATTCCCGTATTCTCTTGCAGCTTTTTCATTTAATCTGAGTAAACTGGAGGGCAGTAATGGCGGCTAAGGGCAAAACACAAGAAAACGACAATTTTATCAGGTTGACATGGGAGGATGATGACGGAGAGGTCCATGAGCTTAAAAAGAGGCTAAAGGCTCCTCGTGGCAAGGCTGCCCGTAAAGCGATGCCGTTGATTCTTGAGTTTATCTCAGAGATGAGCAAATATAGCGATGCAGCTGATGACAACATTGCAGCACAACTAGAAATGATGAAGGTGTTTTCTGGGAATGCCGAGTTTGAAGAAGTGCTGTTCCCCTACTTGCTACAAATCGAAACAGATGAGGAAATAGATATTTATGAAAACTATCTAACGCAGGTGGTGATTATTGAAGAGGTTTCAAAGGCCGCATCATTTGCTCTTGAGAAAAGTTACAACCGACCGGAGGTGAAAGCGGCTCTAAAAAAATCGACAGGCGGGGGCGAAGTGGCGGAAGCGGAAGCGTAAACCCGCTGTCAGAGTATAGGACCGCCCGAATAATTTGTAAGCATTTCAACACATCCATCGTAGACTTAGATGAGTTGATTGGCGTTGGGGATTACTATTGCATGCTTGCAGAAGCCTTAGACGCCGAGGAATTAGATGATTACCGGTTTGTAGCGTTAACTCATGGTAAGGATGCCATCAAGAAATGGAAATGGCAGACCCCAGACCATGCTGGTACAAAATCGATTGAGACTGGAGAAAACGTTTACAAGTCCCTGACTGATTTCGCGAGAGCAATATCGGGGGGCGGTCCTCTGAGGAAAACAGGGACAGTTGGTGAATATGCCAGCGTTCGTGGTCTAAGGAAAGTTTATAGACAAACGGATGGGACACTAACTGACGAGGGGGGCAATGCTATAGATATCGGTAGCAGAGTTTTTGTGGCATCGGAGGAATAAATGGCGGCGGTTAAACATGAGGTTTTTAGAGTAAGCCTGACTTTTGAGGCGGATATCTCTGATGCAATCACGCAAATACAAAACGGGACAAAGGATATAAAAACAAGCCTTGACACGATGAATTCATCTGTTCAGGCTTGTTTAACTCCTTTTTCCGGAGTATTTGACCGCCTTAGCGAGATCGGGCCAGTGCTCCAGGCGGTTAACAATAGCGCAAAAGATTTTAATTTTGATGTGGTTAAGATTAAAGCCGCTGAGATGGCGTTAAGCAGTTTCCTCGGTGCGTTAGCAGGAATTGGCAAAGAGGTGTCCCCAAAGCTCAAAGAGATTGGCAAATCCGCAAGCGAAATGTTTCCAGAGACATCTGTTGATAACGTGGGTTACGCAATCGAACGAATTATTGATAAGTTTCGCGAGATTAGCGACCTAATTAGGGAAGAGGTTGCTGCGCTTTCAATCGGCGTTGTTGAAGAGTTCAACAGATTGTCAGACGAAATCACAGCTGACGACGGTCCAATTAGGAAGATATATCTGAAATTCGAGTGGTTAACTAGGGCCACGCTAAAAGAATCCCCAGTCCCGATACTTGTCGATGGGACAATAGCCCAAATGGGCAGAATCCCAGTTGCCGTTGATGAGCAGCTCAATAAGGTTCACTCATCGCTTGAGGCATTAAGGGCTAAGGTCTTAAAATTAAATCTAGGCGAATCAGTGACGATAGACTTGGACAAGGTTATGAGGGAGTTGGCGGAGGGGACCTCTTCAGGGGCAAAAGCAACACAGGACCTTCTGCAAAAGATAGCGGTTGCTTCTGAGGGATCATCGAATAAGGTGCAGGTAAACATTAACAAAATAGTCGCTGAAATTTTGAAGTTGCAGCAAACGGTAGAAAAGGCAAACACATCTATCCGCCTAGATAAAATAGGTGAATGGCAAAGATCGTTTTTTGATTTTACAGGGACAAAAGCAGAACTAGAATCAATGCTTGCTGATGTGGAATCTCAATTTCGGCAATTGCCCAATCGCACATCGGCGGACGTGATCCGGCTTGGCACGCAATTCAAAGTTATAAAACACGTATTTGATGAGCTTATAACCGTATCAGAAGAGTTTACCGGCAGGGCGAAAGCCGGCTTTGAAATGCTAGTCCAAGAAACAATGAAAACCAGGGGTGCGGTCAGTGAAACGGTTAAATCTTTTGCTCTCAATCAAATTGCGAGTGATACAGGCAGGGATGTTGAGCAGATAAAATCAGAGCTAGAGCCACTTTTGCAAATGGTGGCAAAGTTCGGGACCAACATCGATGAAGTGTCGGCAAAAATGAAACAAGCCAAGATAGATGAAGACATGAAGCGCTTGTCAGATGCTACAGCAGAGTTCAATCGGCAATTCAAGCAACTTTCAGATTCAGGAGCCGAGTCTTTTGTAGCAGAAATGGGGCGCGTAAACGATGTTGTTGGCGCTGTCAGAATAGGACTCGTTGACCAGACGCAAATACTAACAGCGGTAAGACAAGCCGTGTTTGGGGCGTCTGGCGCCACTGGTGTTTTTGCTACCGTATTGGGACATGCCGAGTCAATGCTTGCTAAGCTAACAACAAAGACCACTCCGTTCCATAGAGAAATGATTCGCATTGGAGAAGAAGGCGTGCGCGTGGCGCAGGTTATGACAACGCAATCTACCACAATGCAAAGGCTGTCGGCCACTATGGGGCTTAGTGGTAAAGAAATGACACAAGTGACATATCACCTCGGCAATCTTAGCAGGGCTTGGTCCGGTCTTATGACGACCCTGTCGGCGGGGGGAACTCCATCGGCTTATCAGGTGGGGGCGGTAACACAGTCTGTTACAGAAGCAAGAACGCAGCTTGATTTACTCAAGAAGCAATTTCAGGGGAAAATTATCCCCCAGGAAGTATTAGACTCCGTTGGAGCACTAGAGAAAGCCCTCAACGAAGAATCAAACAGGGTCAAGTTTCTGTCAGCGAACCTAAGTGCACTTAAAAAACACACAGATGCAAAAACGACATCTGACAAGAATGCCGCAGAAGGCACGAGTATTTTGTCGCGAGTTACAAACAAACTTACCACCGATGTATCAGAGCTTGTTCCAAGATATCAGAATCTAGTACGCGAGCTTACTGGGTTTGGCCTGAAAATGAAAGAGTCCTCTGTAGCCATTACGCAAACAAAGACTGCCATGGATTACGCAAAGGGGGCGGCTGGGGGGCTTTTCAATGCACTCGCATTATTTACGGGGCTTAGGTTTATATTTGATAACCTCGCTTTTGCTGTTAGAGGTGTTGAAAAGTCTTTTATGGATGTCAACAATGTTGCTCAAAATTTTGAAGTAACAGTAACAAATATGCTTCGCGGGACCTCCGTAAATGCGCAGGAAGCGTTCGAGGCCAGCATGGGGTTTATTAAGAGGCAGGTTGCTGAGACCCCGTTTGAGTTAGCAGATGCCGTAGAAACATTCCAAAAGCTAACAATCGCCGGACTAGACCCAGTTAAGTGGTTGCGCCCGATTGCCGATGCCGCCGCAGCGATGGGCAAGCCAATGGAGCAGCTTGCCGGTGCATTCCAGCGGCTACTTATTAAGGACACCGGACAAGCTATTATGATGCTGCGAGACTTTGGCATTAACGTAAATAAGGCTGGTGCCTGGCTTGACAAAACAACGGGGGAATTGTTGTCATTTGAGGAGGCACAGGCAGCATCCAATATGACACAAGAAGAGCTAAATAATTCAAGTGCGGAATACGCAATGCTTGAGTTAAAAAACGGGCGACTGATGACAGAAACAGGGAAGGCCATGAATATCCTTAATGGCTATCTCGGTCAGACATCTACATATGCGGGGGCGGCTACGGCCCGGAGTACAACATTCATTGGTGTTATATCAAACCTTAGAGATGTTGTATCAAACCTTTTTATGGTTATGGGGAAGCCAGTATTTGATAAAGTAACCAAAGCCGTGTCTGATCTACTGATTAAAATAGAGGCTATTATGCCAGCCCTTAGTGCGATGGCAAGAGCGTTAGGGGACACCATGGCAAATGCAATCGCTTCTGTTCTAAACCTTCTCAATCCATTGAAGGAGCAGGGCAAAGAAGCCATTGCATTCTTTAGGGCATTATTTTCTGGCGATCTTGAAGAAGCATTCGCGATAATACTATCTTTGCTTAACCAAACGTTAGATCAAGCGACAATAATGCTTAATAGTTATCTTGCCGTCGCACTTGATTGGGGATATAACTTTGTTTATCAGATTGCTGAGGGAATAGTAGATGCCGCGAGTAGCGTTCTCATAGATGCGTTAAATTATGTTGGAGATATAATCTCTAGTTTCCTAGAGCCAGGGTCGCCGCCGGAAGAGGGACCACTGTCTACCATAGACAAGTGGGGTAAAGAGTTGATGGATGTGTTTGGGGCGTCCATTGGCAGGATTAACGACCTTGATACAATTAACAATATGACGGCAGATATGGCAAAGCTGTTTAAATCTGCCGGATTCGTAGCGGGGGATGCGTTCATAGACGCTTTCTCGAAGCTGAACATCGGGGAGGCTACCGCTGCAATCCAAAGAGCACAGGCACAGGCCGCTGCCGCTTTCGCCGGCTTTGGGAACATAGACATGTCGGCCCTAATGCCGAGCATGAAAAAGGGCGATCTGTCACTTATAGATTCGCTCGTCTCCCCCCTGAAAGACTTTTTCAAATCAAAGGCATTTGCAAACGAAGAGGAGGCTCTTGAGGCGTACAGAAACTCGCGTGAGGCCATCGCCCAAATGGTTGCAACAATAAATGAGACGGGCGTACTCGACACAGAGCAGTTTGATCAATTCAGACAGGTTCTGGGAGAACAAAACGCCGAGCTTTCAGAGTATATTCGTTTGCAACTTAAGGTCAAGGAAGCTACGGCTAAGGTAGAAGCGGTTCGGCAAGAGATAATAGATGCTGAAAAAGAGGGGTATATTCCCGCCGCGCTAAAAGACAAACTAAAGGTAGCGGAGGAAGAGGTCACGGCCACGCAAGAGGCTGCCGACTGGCAGCAAGAAATACTTGACTTTAACAAAGAAACCGTTAATGTCCAAGACGATTTCCTT